CCGTTGACGTTAAGGGCGCTCCTGCGCCCTCTCGGAGTTCTGTCAATAACTGTACGGGAAGCGAAAGCGATCCACCGATACTGGATTTAACAAAACCTCTTAGTCGGCGTGAAAGGCGGGAGTTGACCAACCGACTCAGGAAGCAAAAGCCAGCAATACGGCGAAAATTCATCCACGGAACGGATGAGCAAAACGCAGCTTTAGCGAATATTATTGACGAGGTACACCTCACGACCGGAATCACTATTAGCCGGGGCGAAGCCCTGCACCTGATTACAGGTGGTAAAAGTTGCATCAACGGTATATGGCGCAGGGGAACTGCACGCGGCGAACTTTTGAGGGCGACCCCTTCACACGAATCGAAAACCAGAAGCATTCTCGAAAGAGTCGCGACGTTGGCGCAAGCAGCAAAACATTGACACTCTATCTGTTTTCATATCAGTCACATACAGCAGAGCTTTAGAAATTATTTTTTCTTTCATTTTCCTTTTCAATTGTTATACTGGATGCATGTACAGTATTTTCAGAGGGAGGAATTTGATGGTTGCAGAACATTTCAACCAAGCGCAGCATAAATGGGCTTGTGTACAATTTATCGCCGAGGTATCGCTAATTGCGAATTGTAAGTCTTCTGACCTCAAGCTTGCCCTCTCTATCATTGCCGATTTAGCCAGTAGAGAAAACGATAATGAAGAAAGCGATATTTTCTATGAGGTTCAGTAACTTATGATAATTAACATTACTCTGAAACCTGTTCAAAACATAGACGACGCAAGGCTCAACTCGCTCGAGAAAGAACTCAACCGGAGAGTGAACAACTCATTCCCCTCCTCTACCGTCGTTGTCAAAAAAGGCTCCATACCGAAAATCGATATTAAGGGTTTCCCGAGCGACTCAGACCGAGAACGATTAGGTGTTATTTTTGAAGACGTCTGGCAGGACGTAACATGGCATTAGCCATATGAAGACTAAGTACTAACTTTTCACCCCATGTTTGATACCATGGGGTTGTTTTTTATGGGGATGACACAAAGGAAAATCATGGATACCGTAATAGCATTTTTATCTCTGGCTCTCTTTATTGCTTTTATCGTGGGGTTAATCAAGCCGTCGCTGGTTCGAATGCCGAACCGTAAGCGATCCAGTGCGGTTTATCTCGGTGGATGTCTGGCGTTGGGCGTTATTGGCTCGATCTTATGGCCGAGTAAGAATAGTCAGCCTGTGGCACAAACTAATGCACCGGCGGTTAAAGCGGAACCGGTAACGCCAGCGTTTGAGTACGCAGACTTAACACTCAAAGAATATCGCAACGAACCAAAGCAAACTCGGCACGATATCGTTAAAGGCTATGTTGACTACAAAGGTGTATCGGCCAGCTCTGCTGATGCCTTTTATGCCTGTATGAGTGAGTACACTTTCACTAAAGATGATGCGTTAACACTCGGTGATGTATTGGGGTGGTGTTTTAACGACTTTGAGAAGGATCCACAATCTCTGAATAATAAAATTAACCTTGACGCGTTTCAGGGTAATTTTAGCGGTTGGGATGGCTCATATCGACCGTTGGAAAAGTTGATAAAAGCCAGCATGAATGATGATTCCTCTTATAAACATGTTTCTACGGTCTATCATTTGATTTTGAATAAAGATCCACATGCCATTGTAAAAACGACGTTTCGCGGCACCAATGCATATGGTGGAGTCGTCAAACAGACCGTAGCTGCACGTGTCGACGTGCGGACGGGTGAGGTTGTTTCGATATTTGACAATTAATTTTAATTTAATGAGTGCTGTATGATATTTTCAGCACTCACGTATCATGATTTCTACGAGGGTGCAATGGAGTATCAATTAGATTTAAAAGAAAATGCAATCGACAGTTTTAATGAGGCCTTGGCAAAGTATGAGTTGGGGCAGAATGGAGAGTTGCGGCAATATAAATTTGCTATTTTGCATCTATCACATTTCCTCGAACTTGTTCTGAAGTTATATATTGTTACAGTAGATGAGAATTTACTTTTCCGTAAATGTTTTAACAAAATTAAAGACAGGGCTGAGAAAAATTCAATCAACGTAATGGAGGCATATAACGAGCTTGTTGAGGAGGGGGTGGATTTGGGTAAGTTTATCAGAGGCATTGCAAGACCCTATACGGTTACTCTAGACGAAGCGCTGAGCTTAGCTAAGTGTGAAAAATGCAGCAAGACCGGAGTGGACTTTGTAGATATTGATTTTTGTAATGACATTGATTGGCTAAAGAATTTGAGAAATGATATTGAACATTATCAATTCAGACTCACTCCAAAAGAAGCCCGTTTATACATTGGTCGTCTAGTCCGCGGAGTGGCCGAGTTTATTGATATATTCGATCTCTTTAATCTTGAAAATGAGGTTGGCTCAGATAACCTCCAGATATTTCAAACTCTGGCTGATGAGTACTCTCATATGCTCTTTGAGGCCAAGAAAGAAGTTGAAGAAAAAGAGGCTGAAGCTTTTTTTGGGGTCAGACATAAATTTTATGAGTTAGTCAATTGGAAGGTTTATGAATGCCCGGAGTGTTCTAACGATACGATGGTTCCCTCAGATGAGTCCTCTACGGGTTACAAATGCACTTTTTGCCAGAATGAAAATAGTGATGATATTGATGTCGCTTGCGACTGTTGCGGTGCGCTGGCTCCCGCCTATGAAATGAGCATTTGGCACATGGATGATGGAGATGTCGAGTATCGGTGTTACCACTGCTCCGGACAGTACCATGCAGATAAAGACGATTAACTCGCCGTTAACCGCATAGGATGATGTTAAAAAACATAAGATTCCTCGCTAATTTATACGAAATTGTTTGATATCTGCATTGCATGCAACAGGTGCATGTTTTTGCATGCACCGACGCTTCCCCTTCTGCCCGTCCCCCGCCAGAGCTGGCGTGTATTCAGAATGGTCATGCAGCTGCATTAAAAGCGCCCCGCTATGCGCGCAGGCGAGGCGGGGATAGCACTGCGCGCCAGACGTGGTGACAGGATTTATTTTACGCGTCTGTGCGCGTCGTGGTGGCGCGCTGTTATGTGCGGTCGGTTAATGAGGTGCTGGCGTGGTTGCGCCGCGTGTGCGGCGTCTGGCTCGCTCTGAGGGGATGCCGCCCGGAGGCGGCATTCTGGCGGGGGTTACTCAGTTTCGATGTTGTAATCCTTAAAGCGGATCACCTCTAAACCGAGCCATTCATTGATTTCCTTGAAACGCTCCTGCAATGGCGTCAGCTCGTTACGTACAAATACCCGCGCCACCTTCTCGATATCACCCATTGAGCCAATATTCTCGGGCTTGCCGCCCATAAGCTGGAACGGTACGCGGTGCGCATCGAGCAGGTCGGCGGCGCTCACCTTTTTGATGTTGAAAAAATCATCCTTCGTGGCGACTTCACTCAGCGGCACAATCTTGATGCCATCCGGTTTCCCGTTAGGAGCATAGAAAAACAGGTTTTTGAAATTCCCGAGCCCTTTAGAGTCACGCATCGCGGAGCGCAGCGCCTCGACATCGGTGCTGCTCTGCGCCGCGTCGGTGACGTACATGATGTAACCCGCGTGCGCGCCGTTCTGGTAATACTTGCGACGAAACAGCGTGGCAGATTCATTCAGCCAGGCGGAATTAAGCGCGCTCAGGTATTCCGGCATCCCGTACAGCTCCTGATTAATGTCGGGCTCGAGCAGATGACAGACTGAGCCGGGGGCGAACTGGTGCGGGTGCGAGAAATCCGACACGTACCAGTAAACCCCATCCTCGACACCCCGGCGGGTGTATTTGGCCGGAGAGGTTTCAAGCTTCATGAGCTGGCCGGTCACGCTCATGCGCTTTTCAAGATAGCCGTTGGCAAACACCAGATAATCGAGCACAAGGCGGCTGAAATCCTGCCGTGAAAGCAACGGATGCGGGATGTAGGTGCTCGTCAGGATGTTACGCTTCACGTAAATCGGGGAGCTGTGATGCACGGCGGCGCGCAGGCTTTTCGCCAGCCCGGAGAAGTTGACCGGCGGCTCGTACCATTTGCCGTTATTGATGCACTCGACATAGTCGAGGATATCGCGGCGATCCAGAACGGGTGACGGCTCGCCAAAGGTGAACGCCTCCATTTTCTGCGGTGCGCTGGCGGTCATGTTGGTCTGTTTTGGCTGTTTCTTTTGGCGTTTTTTCATCTTAGTTGATATCCAGAATCGAGGTTGAATGCATACCGCTACCGGCGGAAAGTGGCTCGTTTAACAGGGCGTGCATGGTCGCCCATGCGATATCCGCGTGGCTGGCTTCCTCACTGCGGCTGGCTTCATAGGTGGCACTGCGGCCACTGCTGGTCATGGTTTTGCGGATAGCCATGAATGACTGCGTGATGTCGGTCGCACCGGCGTCATACTCCAGACACCCGCGTCGGATGGTGTCTTTCGCTTTCAGCACCATTGCGGTTTTCATTTCCGGCGTGTACCGGATGGCGCGCGCTGCCGGGAAGAATGAGCGCACGAGCTGGTAAACCCCCTGGCCGATGCCGGTCGCATCGATGCCGATATAGTCGACCGTGTATTTCTCGGTCAGCGCCCGGATGGCCTCGGCCTGCGCGGCAAAGTCCATGCCTTTCCACTGGTGACGCTCAAGAATGCGGAACTTGCCACCGGCAACCAGTGGCGGAGCCAGCACCGCACAGCCTGCGCTGTCGCCGGTATGTGACGGGTCGTAGCCAATCCAGACCGGGCGCCAGTTAAACGGACGGTCGGCGAATGGCTCGAAGTCCTCCCATTCTTCCATCGCATCGACCATGCAACGCTGGAGCTCCTCGAACGGGAATACCGACGCCTTATCGTCGACGAACTCGCACATAAACAGGTTACGGAAGTCATCCGCGCTGTTTTCCTGTCTGAGCTGGTCGAGGTTAAACAGGGTGCAGCCACCGGCGAGTGCGTCCTCAATGGTGACAATCTGCCGCCACTGGCCGTCCCCGCATAACATGCCCCCGGCAAGCGCCTCATGACTGATATCGATGTCGACACGTTCGTCGCGGTTACTGCGTCCCCGGTTAAACAGCTCGCCTGACCAGAACGGATAAGCGCCGTGCGCCAGCGTCGACGGCGTCGAAAAATAGGTGGTGCGCAGGTGCGACTGCGACGCCATACCGGAGGCCACTTTTCGCAGCTTCTGGAAATTGGGTATCCAGAAAATCTCATCGACGTACAGGTCGCCGTTGTGGCTCTGCGCGGTGTTAGAGTTGGTCCCGAGGAAAATCAGCTCTGCGCCGTTGTTGCCGATGACAATCGGGTCGCCTGACAGGTCGACGTCGACCAGACGCGCAAAGGCGATGATGTACTTACGGAAAACGTAAGCCTGCGTTTTACTGGCGGATAAAAAAATCTGGTTTTGCCCGGTCTTAAGGGCGCGCAGAAGCGCCTCACGCGCAAAGTAGAACGTTGCGCCAATCTGGCGCGATTTGAGGATGTGGCGGATGCGGTGCTCTAACCCGGCTTTATGCCACCTGAGCTGATACTCAAACGACTGGTCAAAGAAAATCTCTTCCAGCTTTTCAATCGCTTCTTCACTGAAGAAATTACGTTTCGGCTTTTTGCGATCACCTCTGTTGCGGCTGGCGATATTGGGGTTTAAATCCACCTCGTTTCCGGTCTGGCTGTAGCGGTTCACGCGCGCGAGGCGCTCCATCTGGCGCGACAGAAAATCAGCGACCTTAAAGTCGTGCGGCGTCAGGTCGGGCTTGGCGTAAATCTGGATGAGGCGCGCCTCTAACGTCGACTCAACGCGGTTAATCGGCGCGGTTTCCTCCCATCCATCACGCTGTTTCCAGCTCTGCACCGTGGGGCGCTTGAGTTGCAGCATGTCGCAGATTTGCGGCACGGCGAACCCCTGCCAGTACAACAGCCGCGCCTGTCGTCGCGGGTCATTGAGTAATGAAAGGTCAGTTGAAATGGTCATGCTTACCTCGTTTTGATGTTACGAGGCAAGGCTAAGGAAATGACCGTACTTAATCGCTAAACCCCTGTTGTGTCAGGGGTTGCACTTCCGCAACAGGTGGCTGATGAGGGGCTGAGTCGGGAAACTAACCCCGACCCGAAAACCCAACATCAGGACACCTGAACAATGGCAAAGAAAGTTTCTAAATGGTTTCGCATCGGCGTCGAGGGTGACACCTGCGATGGCCGCGTCATCAGCGCTGATGACATTCAGGAAATGGCCGACACGTTCGACCCGCGCGTCTACGGTTGCCGCATTAACCTCGAACATATCAAAAGCCTCATCCCTGACAGCCCCTTTAAGCGCTATGGCGATGTGACCGCGCTTAAAGCGGAGATTATCAGCGATGACTCTGCGCTCAATGGCAAAAAGGCGCTGTTTGCCAAAATTGCCCCGCTCGATGAGCTGGTCAGCATGGTACGTGCCGGGCAGAAGGTTTACACCTCAATGGAGATCCGCCCGAATTTCTCTAACAGCGGCAAATGCTATCTCATCGGGCTCGCCGTCACCGATGACCCGGCAAGCCTCGGAACCGAATACCTTGAATTCTGTAGCCGCGCCACACAAAACCCGCTCGCCGGTAAAAAAGACCAGCCGGGCGATCTCTTCTCTGTGGCCTCACTGGCTGAGCTGGAATTTGAAGACGTTCCCGACACCATGCTCAACAGCCTGACCGACAAGGTAAAGGCCATTTTCAGCCGTAAACAGGCCAGCGACGACGCACGTCTTGCGGATGTGCATGAGGCTGTGACGACCATCACCGAGCTGGTGCAAACCAACCTCACCGCCACCGACCAGCGCGTCACCGAGCTTGAGACCGAACTGGCTCAGCTTAAGCAGGACGTGACCAGCAAGGCCGAAGAAAGCGCGCAGGCGTTTAACGACCTCAAAAACTCCCTCGATAACACCGAAAGCCAGCGCCAGCCGCGCCGTGAGCTTTCAAAAGGTGGTACGGGCGACGAGCTGCTGACCAACTGCTGAAAACCCGCCGGGCGCGCCGCCCGGCCTGATACCTATTACCCGAACAGGAAAAACCATGCGTAAACAAACCCGCTTTAAATTCAATGCCTACCTGACCCGCGTCGCGGAGCTGAACGACATTTCCACCGATGACGTGGCGAAGAAATTCACCGTCGAGCCGTCGGTCACGCAAACCATGATGGACACCGTGCAGGAATCGTCCTCATTCCTGACCAAAATTAACATCGTGCCGGTCGACGAACTGAAAGGCGAAAAGGTCGGTGTGGGCGTTAACGGCACAATCGCGAGCACCGCTGATACTGACGGCGATGGCGAGCGTGAAACCGCTGATTTTACTGCGCTGGAGTCCAATAAATACGAATGCGCACAGATTAACTTTGACTTCCATATCCGCTATAAACAGCTCGACCTGTGGGCGCGATTCCAGGACTTCCAGACACGTATCCGTAACGCCATTATCAAGCGTCAGGCGCTCGATTTCATCATGGCCGGTTTCAACGGTATTGAGCGTGCCGCAAAATCCGACCGCAAAAAAAATCCGATGCTTCAGGATGTGGCCGTTGGCTGGTTGCAGAAGTACCGCAATGAAGCGCCAGCGCGCGTGATGTCAAAAATCACCGACGAGGACGGCGCGGTCATTTCCGATGTGATCCGCGTGGGTAAAAACGGCGACTATGCGAACCTCGACGCGCTGGTTATGGATGCCACCGGCAACCTGATTGATGAGATTTATCAGGATGACCCGGAGCTGGTTGTCATCACCGGTCGCAAGCTGATGGCGGATAAATACTTCCCTATCGTCAATAAAGACCAGGAAAACAGCGAGTCGCTGGCCGCTGACATCATCATCAGCCAGAAGCGAATCGGCAACCTGCCTGCCGTGCGCGTGCCTTACTTCCCGGCGAATGCCCTGATGGTGACGCGTCTCGATAACCTGTCTATCTACTTCATGGATGACGCGCATCGCCGCAGCATCATCGAAAACCCGAAGAAAGACCGCATCGAGAACTACGAGTCAATGAATACCGACTACGTGGTCGAGGCATACGCTGCCGGTTGCCTGATTGAAAATATCAAGCTCGGTGACTTCACCGCGCCTGCTGCACCGGAAAGCGGAGAGTAAGCCATGACGAGTCCCGCAGCGCGTCACATGATGCGGGTCTCGGCCTCTGAAACAGCGCGGCGGGCTGCTGTCCCGCTGCGCAATGCAACTGCCTATGAGCAGATGCTCGTTAAGCTGGCCGCAGACAACCGCACGCTAAAACAAATCCGATCCAATGAGCGCAAGGCAGATAAAAAGCGTGAGCTGCTGCCGTTCTATCTGCCATGGGTGGCTGGCGTCCTCGCAAACGGCAAGGGCGCGCAGGATGACATCGTCATGACGGTCATGCTGTGGCGTCTCGATGCTGACGATATCGCCGGCGCGCTGGAAATTGCCCGTTACGCCATGACCTATGGCCTGACCATGCCGACCGGTCGACGTCCGACGCCTTACCTGCTGGCCGAAGAGGTGGCACTGGCCGCGCAGCGCCTGCTTGCTGCAAAACAGCCGGTCGAACTGGCGAACCTGCTCGACACCATTGCGCTGACTGAACGCGCTGACATGCCCGATATCGTGCGCGCGAAGCTGCACAAAATCACCGGCTATGTCCTGCGTGATGCGAATCAACTGCCCGAGGCGCTGGCGCACCTGCAACGTGCGATCCAGTTAGAGCGCACTATCGGTGTGAAAAAGGATATCGAGCAGTTAGCGCGCCAGCTCAGGCCAAAACCCGAACCGGCACCCAAAACCAAAACGACTAAACCGCGCACGCGCAAACCTGCCGCTAAACCGGCGGCACGGCGCGGGCGTCCACCAAAGGCGGCAAAAGCCGCAGGTTAACCGAGCGCTCCCCGAGCCGGGCGGCACGCCGGTCAATGCGGGTATCAATTGCCCTGACTGCGACCGGCGTCCACCGCCCACCTATTACCCGAGGTTGTCATGACGACGCTGATTATTGAGCAAAACAAAGAGCCGCAGGATGTGCCGGGCGTGGTGATACCGCCGCCGGGCGTGAGCGAGCCGGTAATCAAAAACACCCCGTTTTTTCCTGATGTTGACCCGAAGCGCGTGCGTGAGGAAATGCGTTTAGAGCAGACCGTTTCCCCTGTGCGCCTGCGCCGGGCAATAAAGACCGCCATCGCAGAGACGAACGCGGAGCTGGGCGAATGGCGCGAGCGTCAGCTCGATGCCGGTTACGCCACGCTGGCGGATGTCCCGACCGACAGGCTCGACGGCGAAAGTGTGCGCGTTTTCCACTACTTCAACGCCGTGTGTGCCATGACGACCGCCACGCTTTACGAGCGTTTTCGCGGCGTGGATGCGACCGCCAGAGGTGACAAAAAGGCCGACAGCATCGACAGCACTATCGATGAAATGTGGCGTGATATGCGCTGGTCTGTGGCGCGCATCCAGGACAAAGCGCGCTGCATTGTGGGGCAAATCTGATGAAAGCGTATGCGCTACAGGGCGACACCCTCGACGCGATTTGTGTGCGGTACTACGGGCGCACCGAGGGCGTGGTCGAAACCGTCTTAGAAGCTAATCCCGGTCTGTCTGAGCTCGGCGTCATCCTGCCGCACGGCACGGCAATTGAACTGCCCGAGACCGACAGTGCGGCCAGAACCGAAACGGTGAATCTATGGGGCTGAGTATGGAGAAAATCACCACGTTTATCGCCTACTGGCTGGCCGTCGCGCTGGCGTACCTCGGCGCAATGTCGCCCGAAAAGATGGCGCTTTACGTGGGCGGCGGATGCGCCATTTTTACCGCGCTTACGAACTACTGGTTTAAGCGCAAAACGTACCTCTATCTGACGTCACTCGGACTCGACAAGGGGGCTATTCGTGAAATCAATCGTTAAACGTTGCAGTGTGGCCGCAGTGCTGGCGCTGGCGGCGCTGATGCCTGACTTTCGTCTGCTTAACACCTCGCCCGAGGGGCTGGCGCTGATTGCCGACCTCGAAGGTTGTCGCCTGACGCCTTACCAGTGCAGCGCGGGAGTGTGGACGTCAGGCATCGGCCACACTGCCGGGGTCGTCCCGAAAGGGGAAATCACAGAACGTCAGGCGGCGGCGAACCTCGTCGCGGATGTGATGAACGTCGAGAGGCGTCTCGCAGTCTGCGTGCCGGTAGAAATGCCGCAGCACATTTACGACGCGCTGGTCAGCTTCTCATTCAACGTGGGAACCGACGCGGCCTGCCGGTCGACGCTGGTGTCGTATATCAAGCGACACCAATGGTGGCAGGCGTGCGACCAGCTCACCCGCTGGGTTTATGTGAATGGCTCAATCAATAAAGGGCTGGAAAATCGCCGCGCGCGTGAGCGTGCTTATTGTCTGAAAGGAGTTTCTCAATGAAAAAATACGTGCGTTCACTGATTTTAGATGCCCTGCTGGCTGTATTCCTGCTATGGGGGCTGGCTTCGCCGCAAAGTGCAGCACTTAATTTTGTTGCAGCGTGGGCGCTGTTTGGCTGTGTTGTCTGTATTGCGGCGAGCCTTGCCGGTGTGGCTGTTTTTGACCACTGGCTACGAAATGCGGGGAAAGGTATTCCGGTAAAACCCGGAATAATGAAAATCTTCCGCGCTGTTTTCTGCAACAAGCCCTCAAAGGTGCGTCGCACATGGTCTCTTATTATTTTTGTCGTAACCACAGGGTGTCTGCTCGGTGCTGGCTGGATCTTTACCGCGCTGCTTTACCTGATTTGCGTCCTGACCTTTACGGGGGTGCGCACCTCATACCGTCAGCGCATTGAGGAGGCGGGGCTGTGTCCAGATTCATTGTGATGTTGATTGCCGCAGGTCTGGCGCTGGCGGCTGTGCTCTGGTTAAGGCATGAGAACGGTAATCTTCGGCGCTCTTTTGACCGGGCAAATCAAGTCGCGACCGAACAGAAAAACGTGATCGAAATGCTGAAAAATCAGCTTAACGTTTCGCAGGGAATCGCCAGGCGAAATGAAACCGCACAGGTCAGTTTACGTGGTGAGCTGATTGCTGCCGGTGCGATGGCCGTGCGCCGGGAAGAAACCATTACGAGACTGATGAATGAAAATGAAACGTTACGC